GCTGTGACTGTAACCGTAAACGTGGTCGTTTTTCCACCATAGGAAACGGTTATTGTTGATGTCCCTGCCGTAAGCGTTCCGCTTAGAGTGTAATTCGTGACCGTTTCGGTTGACTGGTCATCATAATGTGCGGTTACGATAAGATCGGTTTTCAGACTGTCCAGTGAATCCGTTGTGTATACCGTGCCAGACTGCGTGTATACTGCGCTGATACTGGAAAGCACATACAGCGCATCGTGCAGATCGTCATAATAATCCTGTCCATCGTCATCGACATACACAACTTTGGACGCAAGCTGAAGCAATGCCTGTTTTATATCGGAAGTAAGACCACTACCGCCGCCTGCTTCTCCAAATTCCCATTCTGTGACCTTACCATTAGTTACCGTTTTCGCTTTGAGTGCTTTGCCAACATCCGAAGATGTTGCAGTATTCATACCGCTTAAATCACCCTTTAAATCAGTTAACTCTTCGCCAACTGTTACCTCTGTCCAGTGTGCCGCTGTCCATGCTTCCGCTGTTGTGATTGCCGTGTTACATTCATATAGCGCACCGTTATATATGCAAAAATCGCCTTTTGCGTATGTGCTTGATGTGCTGTAAGCATCTGCAACCATCCCAGATGATACGGCAGAACCAAGATTCGCCATTTGTGCGCAAAACTGCTCATATGTGCCAGTGTAACCGCCTTGTACAGCAGAACCGTAGGCAGTTACGACACCTGCATTATATGTTGCCATTTGCATTATCCCTTTCTGTTACAACTAACTGTCCTGTTGACTCATCAACCGCAAAACTGAAGCGATCAAGAGTCTGTTCTGCTTTCTGTGCTGATGCTGATGCACTCTGTGCCGCTGTCTGTGCTTGCGTGGCAAATTCGCTTGCCGCTTCAAGTGATGCATCTAATATGCTTTTCTGCGGTGCAGGTACAACCACATCACTGTTGCTTGCTGATTTCTCGGTAATGGTCTTGAATGTCATTGTTTTAATGATCACACCGTTCTTGATTGAGCAATACTGTGCAATCCCATTACCAACAACAGATGTGTCAGCAGATGATACTCTCCAATAAGCCACACCATCCTCTATATAGAAACCGTTTGGAACATACGGTGCTGTATCGCTCATGCGCAGGACATATAACTGCACAACACCCTCAAGCCAATCATCCGGAATGTCATATGCAATAAGCGTTGCATCATTCTCACCCCTGTATCCTAATTTGATTGGCTCTCCTCTGTTTGTTATTCTTTGGTATCTCAATCTGAAACCTCCATCTCACCCGTGCTTTCATTTACGTGGTAAGTCCATCTGCCGCTTGATGTAATTACTAGCTCCCCTGTGCTTGTGTTGACGGTAACGGTGTTGTCCTTAAGGTTATTCACTGTCAGGTATTTATTCTCCGTAACGCTGAAGGTCATGTACTCAATGCCAGAGTAAATCTCAACAGGCACAGTAATTGCATCATCCTCTAATGTTCCGTGTGCAGTTATATGTACATCAACCGTGCCTTTTTCTCTGCTTGCGGCTGTGAGTGATATGCCCCCATCAGACAGAGCATTGCAGAATTTAACAGCAACAAATCCTCCGTCTAACCTGTCACCAACCCACCACAGATCGCCAAAATCGCTCTGTTTTACCTCATATCTAGGCTTGATGCCGTTGTTCTCATCAACAGCACCAAGCACAAATTTGAACATTCCTGCGGATTCTGTAACCGTGGTAAACTCAGCATCAACCTGCCATCCCGTCAACAGCATCATTTCCATTGTGCCGGGGGTCATCATGTATACGTCCTCGGACAGGTCTTCATACTCAGCCACAACGTTTAACGAGATGCCGCCTATGGTTGCGCACAGAATATCCTTATCAGACAGATATGCGTTATTCACATCAAAGGAGCGTGTAAGCACACCAACCCCATATTGCATTTCATCAAACTGTGCTTTTGTAATCTTGTTGTATTCCATAATTTCAATCTTATTCCAGAAGCGTTGCGGATGACATCGGATAACCAGAGTTTAATCTTCTGTATGGTGCTACTATCGTTCCAAATGCCTTTCTTTCTGATGCACTTTCCTCCGAATACACATAGATTGATGAGCCAGAATCATATTGACTTGAACTATTCGGAATCTGGAAATCAGCGAAAGCATTTGAGTAAACAGGAGTAGATGCTGTTGTTCTGACAATAATTGGAAACCTCATAGTTTCATAATATGTGCCAACAATACCTCTGAGGATTGGCAGGTTTCCTGCAATCTTCTTTGGCATTGTCGTATTTGCAGGAATCGTATAATCAATGTTAAATATCATCAGCTTAATAGCAGGAATGATTAACAGCCTCGACTTGCTGTTTGTATCCGTTGTACTGCCGCCGAATGGCATTTCGTAGATATCACCTACTACACCATTACCTGCAACAGTTGTCTGCTCAATGTTAGTTCCTTCTGTCAGCGTATCTCCCTGAGAAATCGGTGCTATTACCTTGTACAGTATGTTCTCATACACAAGGCTGTCTCCAAGCACATACGCTTTGGATGCCGTGCTTGTTTCCTCTACATCACCAAAATTGGTGCGCAATGCGGCAATGTCATCCCTTGCTGTAAGGTCTGTTTCTCCTGCTGAACCCTCTTCATAGCATTTCTGTATGCCCTTATGAATGTACTCACGCATATCCCTGCCATACTGCGCCTCATCAATTCCCTCAAGAATCTCCTGTATGGTTTCAATTACTGCCATTTGCTATCCTCCTACGAGATTGTGTATCTGTTGATGCTGTCTGTTAATGTTTTGAGCGGTATTCCGAATGTGTACTCGTTATTGCGTGGATCAGACAGATTCAGCACAATGCGTGAACACTGGAAGTAACTGTCTAAGCCATGAGGCGGTGAGTACACTCTGTTGTATTCTCCAAGTCTTATCTTATCCTCATCCACATCAAGCATTGACATATCTATTGCGGTTAATGTAAGTGTTGTTGCCTGGGAAATTAACTGGTTGAGCCGCGCCTGTCCTGCCGCCTTAAGTGCATCCCGGTCTGTAATATCATCCCAGACCTCACACCCGACAACCTTACCAAATAATGCAATTGCATCGGCATTTTCAAGGTAATCCTTGTCATTGTTTACAAGCCTTATTGTTATCCTTTCATCGTTTTCAGTTGCGCCCAATGGCACAAGCACTGTCTTGACCTCAGATGCATCTATAAACTGCTCTAGTGTAAGAATATTCTTGCCAAATTGAATAACCTGCCCATTATTGCCGCCGCTTTCGTCCTTATAATCAATGTACACTTTATCGTCTACATATCTTGGCATAACATAACCGCCATAGTTCTCAATTAATTTTTCCTCCAACTCATCAAGTGTATTCGGGTATTGGTCTGATGCCCTTGTGATTTGAGCGTACCGCATGGATGATACATCACCTAGCACAAAAGTCTTGCTGTTTTCCACCTGCTGATTGTGGCTTGCGATATATTGTGAGAATATGTAAGCAGGTGTGTCTGAGATTGAATATGGTCTTAAAATAGAATCATGCAAGAACCCAAGACATCCTTCACAGTAAAACTTCCTTTGCTTCTGGAAATCGGTTGTGATGTTAAGGCATCTGCCATGAAAGATTTTCTCATCTCCGTAATAGATCGTGATAATGCTTTTCAGCTTATCGATAATGTCATACCCTACACCACCAGTTGGAATAGTGAATTCCGCAGTATCTACTTTGTTTAGTTCCCTTGTAACCGTTGCATCATATGCAATGTATCCATCATCAACGACAGGCGGCGCATATATGAGATTTCCATCAGAGTAAATACTGTACATCAGTATGTTCCTCCAATCCTGTAATTTACAGTGGTCACACCGTTTCCAGTAAACAACACATCCATCGTGCTGTTCTGCCCAAGCAATACATCAAGGAATATATTGTTGCCTGTTTTAAGCGCATATGTTTTGCCGTTTACCTGCATCGTCAGGTTGCCGCTTTCCACAGTGAATATCGGACACACAATTAGGTCTGAACCTATCAGCGTGATTGTTTTACTGTTTCTGATTTGTATCTGGTAATACTCTCTCGCAATGCCGTTCTCAAAATCGAAAGGATTCCACAGCCAATCATTCCCAGAGTATGCATTGTTCACGTACCGCTCAGAGGCAAAAACACCTGTAACCTTCACAACACCCTTGTGCTTGCCGAAGTTCGGAGCGGCAACCGTAAGCCGCCCCTTGTAAAAATACTCACTGTCCTCATCCAGAATTACATCTGCCTGTTTTCCGTTCAGATCATGCACAATCTGGTTGTATATCGTGTACCACTCTGCCCTTGGTGCATTGATAAGAAACTCAAAACTGCCCTGCCTGTCGCCGTATGTGGGATACCCTGTTAGCACTTCTGTCATGTCAAGAGAACCATCAGCCCCCGGTACATCCACATAGAATGTCTTAACCACAGGTGGAGCAATAACAGGTGCAGAGGTTGGCAGGAGATGGTAATAGGTGTATGAGTGATGCCCATTAAAGGTAACACCGTAATTGGTCTCATATACGTTACTCATGCGTTATACCTCCGCTTGTGTCCTGCTGTGCCACCGAGTGCGCTGTCAACTCCAGGCGCAACCGCTCCTGCAAGCACTCCAGAATCAAGAACAACCTGCATATTGGCAAGCTGTGGCAGATATGTCAGCAATACATTGACAATCTCCTGCTGAAGTGCAACAGAGCCACCGCCTGTCTGAGTGCCTTTCATCATGTTGTACAGATCACCCATCATGGATGTCATACCACCACGCACAGACTCAAACAGCATTGCGTTCAGCTTGTTTACACCAAGAAGCATCTCAGGACCTGCCTCGCCTGCAATCAGATTTTCTCCTTGATATTTTCCAAAAATAGTTGACTTGTTAAACAGATAAGGCTTGTGCAGTGCCTTTGCCTGTCTTAGTTCACCTTCAGACCCTTTGTTGTAACCTGTCTCAGCCGCTATTTTTACATTGGCATTGTATGTCTTGCTCGTTGCGTTAGTGATGGCATTGTTTATGATAGTTCCTATCTTTTCTGCAATCTTCTGAACACCTGTTATACCTGCCGCAATGCCGTCTACGATCTTTCCACCAAGTGCCTTTAGCTTATCGGTGACCGCTGTTGAGGTAACCTTGTCCTCAATGTTACTGGTCATATTATTGAAACCGTTCTTGATGCGGCTCATGAAACCAGAAACACCGCCCTTGATCTTTTCAATAATACTTCCACCAATGTTCTTAAGATTTTCACCAAGTGAATTGATCTTTCCTGCAATAGTGCTTACAAGATTATCAAAACCGCCTTTGATGTTATCAATAAACTTGCTGATTCCGCTTGTTATCCAATCGATTACGGCACTACCTACACCCTCAATTGATTCACTGTTTGTATCTGTCCACCCAAGCAGAGTTGCAACAAAGTTGGTGAAACCGTTCCAGATGTTTTGTATAAATTTCTTGATACCAGATGCAATCCATCCGAGAATGTTCTGACCTACAGCAAGAATGTCCTCTCCATGAGCGGCAACCCATCCTGCAATAGTAGAAACAAGATTTACAAAGCCATTGGCAATGTCACCAATAAATGTCTTGATACCTGCAACAATCCAGGTGAGTATGTTCTGACCTGCCGCAAGCAGTTCATCACCGTGTGCAGTTACCCAAGAAGCAATGCCGCTGATAATATCAGAAACAATTTCTCCTATCTTCTGTATGCCATTTGCAAGACCTTCTTTCAGCTTTTCATATAAAGCCGCACCTTGTTCTGTTGCGCCAGACCCACCGTCACCATTTACCCAATCAATAATGCCCTGTACGATGTCTGCAAGCGTTTCACCTAGCTTGTCTATTCCTTGCTTTATTCCAGAAATTATCCAGTTAAACAGATTCTGTCCGTTTGCAAGGATTTCCTCACCGTGCGCAGTTACCCATGAGCCAATGGTTGTTGCAATATTGGCAAGCGTTTCGGGCAATTCGTCTATTGCATTGCTGATGCCGTCTTTGATCTTGCCAAAAATCTCCTTGCCTTTTTCGAGGATCGTGCCACCGTTAGCTTGAAACCAACTTGTTATGCTTGAGATGATTCCTGCAAGCGCAGACGGTATTCCTGCGGCAATTGTTTTAAGACCTTCAATCAATTTTGGCGCAATGTCCGTAACAGTCTTAATGATGCCGCTCAACATAGTTGGCAGAGACTTGGCAATGGATGATACAAGCGTTGTGATTGCAGGTACAATAATGTTAAGCAATCCTGTTATTGCGCCTGGTAGATTAGTTGTGATGAACGTAACCGCAGAATCAATAACCTTTGGCAGGTTTTCTGCAATAACAGTTGAGAATGAGGAAAGTATTTTGCCGCCTATCTCAAGTATTTTCGGGATTTTCTGCCCTATTTTTGATGTAAGGCTGTCAATTCCCTTTGTGATCATCCCTATGCCTTTGTCAGAATTGCCTGCAAAGATTTCTGTCACTCCATCCATTACAGCTGTAAGCGATGGCAGGAAATCACTCATGAGCCTTGTTTTTACACCTTGCATTGCAAGTTGCATATCCTGCAAGCTGTCCTGGTATTTAGCCGCCGCTTTTACTGCCTGTTTGGACATTACACCGCCAAGTTCACGTGTGCGCTTGCGCATCTTTTCCGTGTCCTCGGCAGACATATTCAGAAGCGCACCAAGTTCTGTTGCGCCTCTTCCAAGAGTTTTTCCTGCAAGGTATGTGCGCTCTGTCTCATCCTCAACACCTTGCAATGCGGTTATTGTTCTTTCAAACAACTGCTCCTGTGACATATTGGCAATCTCTTCCTGTGATATGCCAAGTCTGTCAAAAGCTTCAGAGCCGTTTTCTGCGGCATTTGCAAGAGTTTTCATTGATGCTTTCATGGTTTCCATTGATGTTCCAGAATGGCGCATTACCGCATCCCACTCCTGGTATGCATCAGAGGACATTCCCATTTTCTGTGACATCTTGTCGATGTTGTCACCATATTTTGCAACATCACCTGCGCCTTTAATAAAGGCCGCAGATGCCACTGTTGATGCTGTGCCTATGGCCGCAACTGCACCAAGTCCAACCTTTGCCGCTGTTCCTAAACCGCCTTTTAATTTGTCACCAAAACTGCTTGCGGATTGTTCCGCTCCTTGCAGTTCTGAATCATACTGCGATGTATCGAGAGTGATCTTCGCCATCAAGTCGAATACATCCATATATCACCCTCCCAGTTTGTTTATCTTGTCTTTTATGTGGTTGATAATGTCTGCGGCTGTGCGTGTCTCCTCAACCTGCGGCTCGTCATTCTCTGCAAGTAAGTCTGCGTACCGCTTGCTCATAGCAACACCGTCCTCATCCGTATGTACTACTTTTGCAGTATTCTCAGAAATCGCCTTTAGCGCATCGGTAACATACATCTCAAACAATCTGCGCTCGTTCTTTCTTCGGAAAAAGGCTATGCAATGATCCATCACATAGCCCCTTCCTAATAATTCCAGATGTTGAAGTGATATATCCCCGATTGCTTCGGTGTATCCTACTGCACCGCAGACATCAAGAATGTAAAAAAATCTCGCACCGCTTTGTCGTTCAATAGTTCTGTTATGGAGATGAGATATTCTGATACCGTGTAATTATCTACGTTTTCTGGCTCGACAAAGCAGGACAGTGCAAGCAGTTCAAGAGTCTCCTCTGGATGCTCATCAAGTAATGCATCAAGAATTGCAGAAAAGTTCTCCTGTATCTGCGCCGCCATCATTTCATCTCGCTTGGCTTTTACTGCCTCTGTCTCTTCCTGTGAGAGTGTAGGAGAAAACTCTGGCATACCTTTCGGCATCCTCTTTCGGATGTTCATGATGTCTGTTACTTTGAGCCAGTGTTCCGCACTCTTACGGATTCTGTTTGTCTGCTTCAGAAACTCTGACGGCTTGCACGTTGCAAGATTTTTCATTCATTTACCCCCTCTTGATCTGTAATTATGCTCCAGTTGCTCCAGTTGCGCCCTCTGCGCCCTCTACAGAGTAGAACACCATCGGAACGGTTTTCTGATCATTGATGCTTACATGGCCTGTAAGTTCAAGTCCAACCTGTCCTTTGCCGTTCTTGGTTGTCTGAAGAGAGAAGCCAGACGTTGCAAGTGCGTTTTTAAGCTGAATCGCCACAAAGCCTCCATCTGCTCTGTCTCCTACCCACCAGATGTCCGTGAAATCGCTCTGCTTGAGGTCTGCTCTCGGAACAATCTTGGTTGTGTCGTTGCTATCAATGTCTGCCGCACCCAGAGCCATTCTGATGGATTCCGGTGATGTGCCAAGGCAAGTGGTGGAAATCACGCAAGCCCAGGAATCCAGTTTCTTGAGTTCCTTCATGTTGTTCGGGCAGTTGTCCACATCCTCTCCAAGATCGGTATACTCAGGAGTACAGGATGCATTGATACCACCTGTGGTTGCGCAGATTATGTTTGAATCTACTACAGACGGAGATGCAGGATCAAAATCCTTAAGAAGAACACCTGCATCCATCTGGATTTCGTGAAAAGTATTTTCGGGGATGACCGTATATGTACCTGCCATCTTTGCTCCTTCCTAGCTAGTCAGCGGTTAAGTATTCACAGTTGATCTGGATGTAAATGCGCCTTATCATGTTGTCATTCTCATCACCCATCCTCTGCGCAAAGGGTGTTCCCCTTGTCAGATACATATAGCCGCCATCTATCTTTATTGTTTTGTGTCCATAGCCGATTGATTCGGCTATTTTGTCTTTCTTTGCTGTTATGTCTGTCCATGATGTTGATCTGTACCAAAGACTCCCTGTAAGTGCTACAGGATAGCCAAGCGAGTCTGTGATTACTTCATATGTGATATACGGAAAAGCAGGGGCATCATCCCCTGTCGGTACTGTCTGCTCATCGTATGCTTTCAGCCCGAAACCAGACCAGAATTGATGTATTGCCTGTTCCTTTTTCATGTCAACACAAACTCCTCTGCTGTTACCTGCCGCATATCAAGACCTGCTGATGCAGGTGTGTAGGAATCATCACCATCAGATGTCACTCTGAACACCTTGCCATCCTTGAGCCGCTTAAATACATCGTGGTACTCAAGCGTTACCGCTCTTGGTGTGGTGACGGTGTACAGGCTTGTCACACCTTCCTTGTCTGCTCTGCGTGCCTCCATCGATGTGTTGAACACGCAAGCCGCAGAAAAGTGCGCTCCGTCTGTCCATGTTCTGGTG